CCGCGCAGTCGGCTGTTAGCAGCCAGTGTTTCAGCGGTAAAATACATTCTTATTCTCCTGATTAAGCGCCAGCAGCTGCGGCAACGGTGCCGACGCGCATACGCACGCGGATGAGGTCGGTAGAGCTCGCAGCGATAGTCGCTTCATCCTGGCTGTAGCCGATAACCGAATCGGTATCAGATGTCGCTTTGGTGAACTGACCGTTCGTGCCAAGTTTGATCGGGTCGTCTTTGCCATAGGTGCCTGCAACGCACAGTAGCGCCAGCTCACGACCTTCTTCCACGTAGTTACCTACAGCGGAGTCGCCAGCCGGTACGGCTTCGGTGATTTTCAGCCCCTGATGGTAGGCAACGTCAATGATGTAGAGACGACCAGCCAGCGCGGTAGCCTGCGCAAACTCATTGTCGTCGTTGATGACAGCCGCAGTACCCGGCAGCAGAGCTGCAGCAGTTACGCGGGTTTCGGTCTTGTACAGAGACTGACCGTCGATGTTAACGCGACGATAACGTGCCATTACGCAGCACCTCCGAAGTAAGCAGCCGGATCCGGTGCGCCGGTCACTGGTGGGTTTTTGGCACTATTGGTGCCGATGTGGGTGGCTTCACCCAGAGACTTAAACATTGCGTCCAGCGCTTCACCTGACAGAGCGTTAGCGACGATTTCGCCATGCACTGCGGCGACAGCATCACGCTTGGTTTTCTCTTCAGCGCGTGAGTTGGCGGTCAGTGAATCTGACAGCGTTTTCTGATTGGCCTGGATGCCTGCCAGCGCTTCAGTAATGGGCTTCAGTGACGCTTCATTGTTAGCAGCGATAGCGCCGCTGACGATAGTGCCAATCTGTTCCAGTTCTTCTTTGGTTAAAGGCATATCGCCCTCCGTTTGGTGGTTTGTTGCAGGAGCATCCTGCGGTGTGAAAAGAGATTTAACTTTGTTGGCAACGATGGCGACCCATGACTCCTGGCGGGCAACTTTTGATCCGGTATCGTCAAAGGTGATCTTGCCGCCTTCGGTGGTGTAACCGTAAACCTGCGCATCGCCCCCGTTACGGATGACGATCGCCTGAGAATCGGTGAAGTCAGCAATCCACGCGTAATCATCCGGGCCGGTAGCAAACTTATCTCGGGCAGCCTGCTCTAGGCGGCGTTCGCGCTCGCGGTATGATTCACCAATCAGCGCGCCAGAGTTGGATTGCAGCGTTTTCGCCTGGTCAGCGTTAACCATAAGGCCAACACCCTGCTCGGGCTGTGCTGCGCCAACCTCATGCAGCAGAATGGCGTCGTGGTCCATCATGTTAATTTTCGCGACCCACTCGATGCCCTGCGCCTTCTGTTCTGCGCTGGACTCCAGTTGGTCGAGAAAGACAGCAACACTGGTGTGGATCGGCGGAACGTCATCACCACGCTCAATGGCGGCCACGCGCTCAAGCAGCTCCCGGCCGCCTTCGCTCTGGTTCGCTACGGTGGTATCAACCCACTTCTCCGCATAAACGCGGTTGCCGGACTTCTTAACGTTGCGGTTCCATGCGCCAATGTGACCGGTGTTGATGCCTTCAGGTGAAAAGGCTGAGACAAACTGGCCGTCTACAGTCGGATGACCGAGTGGCGCCAGCGTGCCTTCCAGCCCCTGATAATGTGCGTCGATTTCAGATGCCGGATACAGGCCGCCGTTCATCACAACGTTGGCTGGCAGCGTGTAACTTGGCAGCACCAGATGCGGCCGACCGTTATACGTTTCACGGCGAATAGCCTGACTGTTCACCCTGGTGGTGACGTTGACCTGCATAGTCATGGTTATCTCTCGATTAAGCCGCGTGCTTATGGTCGCAGCAGTGATGTGATTTATTGGTTGCCATGCGTTTTCCCCATGTCTGGGTAAACTCTTTTTTGGCGATATCTATTACTGAGGAATTGAGCGGTACGCCCTTCGCATCAACCAGCACAGTGACTTGAGAGCATTTGCAGTTGATCGCGTTACCGTTGATGCTGTACCAGTCGCGGACATCTTCTGAGGTATAAAGGTTGCCGTGGCGTAGTGCGTGCGTCCGGCGCGTTGTGGCGCTCAGGGCAGATAGATGAAGCAGCATTACGTTCAGGCCCAGATCATCTTTGGCTGACTCATGCTCATCCCATCTGGCACGTCGTAGCGCGGTGGTGATTTCCGTCCTGGCTATGCGGTTAGCCCGCCCCTGCTCAATACCTATCTGGTCACGCAGCCGTCTGGCTATTTCTTTCGGATTCTGTCCGCGGCCCATTCCATCAGTCAGGATTCGCGACAGGTCCTGCTTAACATCCGCAGCCAGTCCTTTCATCTCTTCAAAGGTGCGGGCTCTCACCAGAATTAACCGGCTTTGATAGGCATCACTGAGAAGGATTTCCTGCACACTGCCGCGATCGGCTTCGTAAGCAGGGGATTGCTGAGACAGGTTGGCAAACTCCTGCGCCGTGCCTCGCTGATAAGATGGCGAAACGTAGTCCTGAAACAGCCATGGATTGAACTCGCCGCCCTGCAGCAGGATTTCATCAACGAGGGTATCGCCGTTCTGCAGAAGCATTGAAAGCAGAGTTGGGTCTAACTGGAAGGTGTAACGCTGGTTTACTGCTGGCTCTGCCGGGATGCGGTTAAGGAGTTCGATGTAGCGTGTGCTGATTTGCTTAAGGCGCCTGCCGTATTCTCGCATTGCGCCGCGCTCAAGGCGGTCAACGCCGGTCGGGTCAAGCTTGTTGCCGGGCAGGATTGCTGGCTTGGGCTTCTTCTTCAGTTTCGCCATCTTCCTCATCCTCTGGTAATGGCTCACCGCCGCCTGGCTCATATCCTGCAGCAACGCGTATTTCATCGACCGTGAATACCTGCTCGCCTGATGCGAGAGATGTCTGATTGATGCTGCTCATCTTGGTGGCGCTATCCAGCTTGTCAGATGGTGACTGCTCGTTTAGCTCATCCCATACGATGCTGAATTTCGCGACCGGCCTGATGACCTGCAGAGATGTGAGTTTGTCGACCATGTCCTCAATATCAAACGACAGGTCACCACGTCGCGACTGGCAGCGGCTGTTGAAGTAAACCTGGTCTTCGGTGCTGGCCCGCTCACCAGACTGATTGCCAACGATGATGCGCGATGGAATATCTACCGAAGCGCTGAAGGTCTTCAGGTTGACCTCATAAGTCGGTGAAGGGTCTGATACCGGGCTAACCAGTGATGTGACCTGCGCACCCTGAGTAATCAGCAGCGTATCGTTGCCGCGGTTAATCTCTCTGGCTGCTTCGTTGTAGCGCTCCTGAAGCTCATCAACTGTGACGCCATACATCGAGGCCAGATTGTTGAAATCTATCTCTTTATCGAAGTTGATATTCTGCTGGCGTGCTGCGTTCTTCAGAAATGACTCACCTGAACCACCCTCGACCTTTTCCAGGCTGACGCATGCGTTATAGCCAGGCTCAAGGAAGCCAATTTCGTCTTCTGACATATCACCGATAATCAGCACGCGATCAGGATGAACGTTGCGCTGTGCTGTACTGCCATCAGAAAGCGATTCTGTGTACTGCCACATTGTGATGGCGCCGTTGTTATCCCGACCTCCCACCTTCAATGCGCTCGCCCAAACCGGCGTTATCTTTTGTAGCGCTTTGCCTTTAACTACTGGCTCATCCCACTTCTTGCTGTCTTTGATGTGAAGCAGGATACCGGCCCATCGACCTACAAGGCGGCGAGCGTCAGCTTTGGCAAAGGTGCGCCAGAAACGGTGAGTTAATACCTGGTTGCTGGAGCGCTCCCATGTAGTGAGCTCTCGCGAGTCATCTGACTGCTCACCCTCAACAACCTGTGGGTTTGTCTTCCAGCAGTTTGAAACCAACTTATTCACCGCTCCGTGCGCAATGCCGCCGCGGCGATAGAGCTTGTACAGATCATCGAATGTCAGCTCTTCTTTGAAGCCGTATTCGCACCATGCGCTCTCACGCTTCGCGTCGAGACCCATGCCGGGGTTAAATGCCATAGCGCGCGCACGGGCAATCCTGACGTCATTCAGCGCGTGATTGACGGCTAGTGATAATTTGTCAGTCATGGTTTGTCCGTTGGTGTGTTATCTGCCTTGGAGCCGCTTGGGAAGCAGCATTCCTGCCATCTGGCCTTTACGTTTGATATGACCATCTAGCCCGTAGCGTATGCCATCCCAGCAGTGCTCAAATCCATCAGCCAATTTAGGAAGCACCTCGCCAGTTATGCGATCCGTTTTGTAAGACCACATGCGGGCTTCAATTGCGACGTTCTTGCACCTTGGGTGGATAATGATCTCATCGAATCCGCGGAGGTGGGCAATGCCATCCTCAACGCTTCCCGGCCACTTATCAGCCGCAGAAATATTGAATCCCTGACGCCTGAGATAGCTGATTGTTTCTGGTCGCGCAGAGTCGGCCTTGATAGGCCATTCACGCGATCCGGGTATGGTGTCGTAAAGCTCTGGCATGTGGTCCAGCTCAGTCTGCTGACCGTAGGCCTCATACTCTATATAAAGCCGGTTGTGCAGAATGAATGATCTGGTCAGTGTGTTAGGGTCCTTGGCGAAACCAAAGTCAGCGCCAAAGAACAAACGCTCAGCCTCTTTCCACAGATCATCAGAGAATTCAGCAATACGATATTTGCCAGCAAGCACCTGCTTATCTGAGTTCTCAAGATAGGCGCCTTCCCATACCCACGCATATGTTGAAGGGTCGAGTCGGCGCTCATCGTTCAGACGCTCCCCCTCCAGCACGTCAGGGAACCACGGATTATCGGTGTAATTCATCTCGACAGTTACGCAGTCATCACCCATCTCTTTGCGAAAGCGCTTATCAGTGGCGCTGCCGTCGCGTTCCGGGTTCCATGTCACCCAAATCTCTGAGCCCTCTTCACGTACGGTAGGGCTAAGCTTCTGCCAGGCGATCTCGCTCACCGATTCAGCTTCATCAACCCAGCACAGCAGAATGCGTGCCTTTGACTTGATGCTGTCGAGGTTATGACGCAGGCCGGCGAAAAC